CAAACTTGAGCATTACAAATCTCTTGGTCTTTGGATAGGCTGCGAGTGTGATGCAGATGTTGTTTGATTTTTCAAGAACAGTGTTTGCTTTAATTTGGAAGGCAGCTTGTTCTGGGCGTATTTTCCTAGTTTCAAACTTACTCTCGATAAAAAGAACTTTGTCTTGAAGTATAACCAGAATATCTGGAACACCGTTAGATGTAGTATTTTCGATGCGTTGTACAAGCACTTTGTTACTAAAGACATCAGAAAACATCCTCCTTATCCATTGATTGAATTTCTGTTCCGTCTGCATTATGTCCACAATAGCTGTATTGCTGGAGCAGAAATTTAAGGTCTTCGATGGTGCTGTCAAGTCCATTTGATGAAGAAGATTCTCGTAAAAACTTTTTAGTGAGTTCCATAGCTTTTTTACCTTTTTTTGTTTTAAGGAATTTTTTGTGCCCATACATGTCGAAAAGGTCTTTTGCGAGGTCTTCTGGTTCTTTTGTTGAAGTATATAGTTGGTAGCTGCTTGTATGATCGTTGATGTGATCATAATAGTTATTAAGCATTGTTTCATATTCGTGATCTTCGAAAACTAAGTTGATAAGTTCTTCTGCTTCATCTAAATCTAAAACTTCTTCTTTTTTTTTAAACGACATATCTTCTTCGTCATTCAAATAAGAGTATGGTTTGTTATATGAAAAACCTAATTGACCCTGATATCTTTGTGAGTTTAGCAGGGTTTGTTGTTTTTCTACATTGTCCATTTGGAAAACTGTGTCTTTATAGTTTTCTGGCAAAGTGATAATGTCTTTTTTGTGAAGATATGTTCGAATATCTAGCTTAACATTGTTTGGAATGTTTGCTGTCTTTTTGAACGGATCTTCTGCCATTTCAATGTAGGTTTCGGCTGGAATTTCTGCATGACAACCACCGATAGTGATACGACAGTGTAGATCAAAATCATTAGTTTTGTTCATGTTGCCAACTGTGAAGTGGATACCTTCTCGGTTTACTTCGTCAGCTTCGTCAGTCCCTGATTGAAACGCAGATGTACTGCAGTGATGATGAACAGTGCCAAACATGGTGTCTGGGTAGCGTTTACGCTGTAATTGATACTCTGGGTTGTTTGGGTTTGATCGAACGGTCATACCGCTTGTTGTTTGCGGTGGAATCCACCAAGACCAAGGATTGTTGGATTTTTCGTCATAAAACAAATAAACAAGTGTTTCTGACTTAAACTTTTCGTATGACTGCTTCATAAAGCTTAAGATTTCTTTCCACACTCTACGTGGAATCTTTTTGCCCTTGAATACAGGGATTAACTCATCAGACGAACGTGCTTCTAGCTCTTGGTATGTAGTAAAAAGATGGTTGTCTATTTCGTTATACAATTTGTTGCCGTGAATTATAGTGCTCATACTGCTTTTTTCTCCATTTTGGTTAGGTCATCAATTGTAATTGTTTGCATACGGGAAAACGTGCTTTGAAACTCGATGGGCATGTATCGAAGCATTTCCATGTCTACAGGTATGCCGTGCCAAGACCAAAGCAGGTAGTTTGCAAAGCTTGCAGCTACTTGGTTTGCAATAGCAAGCTGAGGATCTGATTCAAGCGCATCACCTTGACAGCTGATTGGGCTGCCCGATTTGTCTATTGCAATCTCAGGATAACGAGCAATTGGATCAATCATTGGGTATGCGTGCTCTAGCTCGGGTGAGTAGTAGAACGCCTGACTGGTGTGATATTCGTTAGCACACACAACAACGGGTTTGTTGTACAGCTTAGCTGCCTCAAGGACTGCTTTTCTGGCTGGGTGGTTGTCTACTGCGCAGATGTAAACGTCAGCATTGGCGAACACAAGCTTGTATTCTGTGTTAAGCATGTCTTCGCTGAAGTATTCTCGGATAGCGAGACCTTCGTTTTTGCGAAAGTTATACTGTTTGAGAAGAGCCACTGCTTTGTATTGGCCGACAGCGTTATTGCGGAACAACTGGCGATCTAAGTTGTGCGTTTCTAGTATGTCCCCGTCAACGATTGTTGCTGTGAGATTGAAGCTATTTTTAAGAGCAGGTAGCATGTAACTGGTTACGCCGCCTGCGCCGATGATTACTGCATTTAGTGTTGGTTTCATAGTCTTCTTAGTTTTTGGTACAGAGATTGTCCGAGTTTTTCTTTTGGTTTGTGGTATGACTTTATATAGCGAAGGATTGCACCTCGTTTGCGGCCACAATCTTCGTATTCTTTTGCCAGTATGCGAAAAAGCACACGAACTTCATCTACACTTAGTCCGTGTTCGATGGGTTGTGTGTCGTCTTCGTATGTTTTTTGTCTTTGATTGGATGCGCTTATGTTGCTTTCTTCATTTATTGATGTATTACCAAGAGGTGGAGTTCTGTGGTAGGTGGGCGCAACTACATGCAATCGACTTAGTGCTTCGGTTATTGTTGATTCAGCCATGATGTAAACTCCATAATTGATTCATTGTTGATTTGTTGAAAAAACCCTTTGTCAGAGCTTGTTACACCGTTTTCTAAAGTTCTTACAGAACTACCGTCTCTGTTGAACTTTAGGTAATTTCTTTCGTTATCTAGTTCTCTAAGATCGTTGTTGCACGTGCTAGTGTTTAGATGCTTGATTTGCTTTTTGACCAAACCCAGCAGATCTCGGTCGTCTATGTCGTCAAACTGTTGCGTATTGCACGGGAAATCATCACCAGCGCAGATGTCGCCCCGAGCGAACACATTTGGAAGATTTGGTGCATACGATTGTTTGCTGATTGGATCATAAACAAAGACGTAAGGTACTGTTGATCTTGCTGGGCACCCGTTTTCGTTTTTTCTAAAGGTTAGCATAAAGAAAAGCCTTAGACCGCTTACAGACGGAGTCCAGCGTGGTGGAGTGTCTAGTTCTTCTCGAAATACAATATCAAATCTTGATGTATTAAGAGTTACTCGGTTCCCATAGATTGTTAGGCCATAAGGTGTATCATCTTCCTCGTTTTCTAGTTTAACTCGACTAAGACCAGCGCCAGTGAAATAGAAGTTTTGTGCCTCTACGAAACAGTGTTGATGTATAGGTTGGCCTGATTCTGTAAGATTATTTGCCAAGTACATCGCATACTCGACAGCTTGGTGATAATAAAGTCCAAACACATGGGGAAACAAGCTTATGTTAAACATAGGCTTGGCTTTGATAGCGGATAGTGCCGCATCTTGGTTGATTAGTATTGTCTCTACGGTTGTGCGGCGATAAAAGTTGCCGTCGGAACGTAAGACGAATTCTTGATTTAGTTCTTGGCTCATGGTTCTTGGTTATTGGTTTGTAAAAGCCTGCCGCCTTGCAAGAAGACGGCAGGCACACACATTAATCACTTACTTTTTGTATTACTAACACAAAAGATAAGATCAGTGGATATTATATCCTTTTTCTCTTGGGGCTGATCTCCTCCCTCACGCTGTTGCGATCTTACTATAAAGTCCAAGCAGTTTAGTGTCATGCTTAGGACGTTGAGTTAAGCCTTGCTGGAAGCTTGTTGCTCCAAGGTAATTGTGGAGAACCCGTTCAACAGGTCGCTCCCAGACAGGGTCTCACCGCTAGAAACAGCGGATACGGACTCTGGTGCAGACAAGGCTGCAAGGATAGAACGGTCGTTGAGGATATCAGCGACAGTTGCGTCATATGGAAAGCTACGAGTTACTGTGTTAGTAAGACCGTAGCGGATTGTTACTGTAGTTTCAGCCATGTTATTATTGGTTATTGGTTATTGGTTATTGTTGTATTTCGGACTCATTCAAGTCCAAAAGCATCTATTTTTTCTTGACAAGTATAGCTTTCAGCTGCATGTTCGTGTTACAGCATTATTACTTATGTTGTCTGTTATTGTTCATTGTTTATTGGTTGAGCAGCCTGTCTTTTTGGCAGGCTGCTCTTTCAAATTGGGTAGCCCTTGATTGCAAAGAACAACCAAGGGCTACTTTTCTACTAATAGTTCTGATGTCGTCTCCGATTATCACTGTCTCTTAAAACTCTGAACGTATATCTAGTGAGGGCACACTTTACTACATCAAGAGCGAGAGGGACGATAACCCTCAGAACTGTTTGTGTTATCTTCTTGCTTACCATAAGTGACTGTATCAGTCAGCATCGTTGGTGGGTTTACAAGTACCTGTAGCAAGCAAGTCAGGATTGTAAACCAAAGACCTGTAAAGAACGCGGTGATCATGCCGCTAAACGTGCCTACGAATAGGACAGGTATGCCGAACGTCACAATCACGTCCAACATCTTCCTTATTTTTAGTGTGCGTCGTAGACCTATGGTGCGTGTAAGCACCAGAAGTAGACCTAGTGCTGAAATGAATGAGAATAATATGATTTCCATTGTTTTTCTTTCTAGTTAGTGATGTTTTGCTTGATGCGGTTGGCAACAAGGCGTTTGCGACGGACGGGATCTGTGCGTTTCATCCACGATCCAAGCTCAATATCTATCTTGTTATCTGAATCTAGGTAGCTCATACGAAGGCGACGTGCTGCGTCTTTGTCGTAGTAGTTGGGCTCGGGTAGGCTGTTTGTGTAAAGTCCGTTGAGAACACCTCCTGATCCACGTTTGCGATCTACTTGGTTGGAGCGCATTTTGTCATCCCATTCGTCACTACGTGGTGGCGTTCCAATGAAGCGGGCGTCGTCGGGATCACATTCTGCGTCTTGGTAGAACGATTCTGCGTATTCCTTGGACATTGCTTGTTGATCGGCTGTGTCAAGGGACTCGTGTTCCATGAATGTGATGTTGTTGCGTTCGTGGGATTCTCCGTGAGCTGTGTATGTTGTAATATCGCAGCTGGTGTAACGGATAGTCTTGTCAACTATTTCGCTAGCGTTGTCTGCTAGCCATTGGTCGGATGCGTGTTTGAGGAACTCTGCTAGTCGTGGTGATGATCCAGCTATTTGACTGCTCAAACGATTACGTACAATTTGACGTAGTCTGGTATTTGTTGAGTTGCCTGTGAATACTTCTTTGATAGCTGCAATTGCGTCTGTTTTTGCTGCTTGTTCCATTGCTTGGACACAACTGCAGTCACCTGTATGTCGGTCATCTTGTGGGCTAGAGTGCTCTATGTAGTGGTCGTTGTACTCTGCCATCCACTGGTCTACGATGATGGATACCATGATTTCGTCTGTGTCGCGTGGTACTGTGAGACCTTTTTTGGTGTATTTGCCACGAGTACGAATCTTGTAAGCGTGTAGCTTAGCTGCTTGGAACAGAGAACGCCATGCTGCTTTGTTGTCGTCAGAATAGCGTTCTGTGGAGTTGATGTCTGTGATGATGTTATGTATGTCTGTGTTCATGTGTATGTGTTGGTTTTGTGACATATTAGTCAAACTACTATCTCTCTTGTTTTTTATTGGTATATGTTCTGGTTGTTGGTGTTTATTCGTTGAACACCAGAAAGCAAGGGGACTCTTCAGCCCCCTCACTGTTGAGGTTAGCAAGTTACGAGGAAGGTGTCCTTCCAACCGTTTGCCCATACCACTTCGTCAATTGTGACGGCAGTGCCACGTTTGAGAGCTGTGTCGTACCAGACCTTGAAGTAATCCCCTTCCGTTGTGCGAACGGTGACTGGGTACTCTTTCTCAGCAGACTGAGGGCCTACGGCAATGACTTCACCTTGATAGTGGGTTACTGTTGTATCGGATGTTTTGTTATTACTCATTGTTTTTATGGGTTGTGGAGCGGAATTGCTCGTCCCGAAGGGATCTGTCAAGGTGGAGATTTTTCCGTTATAATAGTGAACGAAGACGATGTTCCGATGAGCCATGATCGACCGAACGTCTGTACCGCTAACAAGCTAGACGGCAAACGGAAAAATACTACCTTGACAGAGCCCTTAGAGCAATTCCGATCCACAACACATAAAAACATTGTGACGAGGAATAACACAACAGCAGAGACAACAGTGACATGGATCCACTAACAAGGGGGAGTCAGGGACGTAGGTGCTCGGGCTGATGCGAAGAGAGAGTGCCCAAGCGCCGTTCGTGCGACGGACGGGGTTCATTACTTAGGTCTGGGGCGACGCAGCTCTCAAACGTGGGACTGACGGTGCGAGTGTCGTATGGGCTGGAGCAAAGGGGTGGAAGGGCGCAAGCCTCGTTTCTACTTGCTTAGCTCAACAGTGAGGGGGTGATAAGAAGAGTCCCCTTGCTGTATGGTGTGGTTGTTGGTTTTGGTTGTTTAAGTGTTTGTGGATGAGAGTGTTGTGGTTGTGGGTTTCGAGATAGGGTGCTTTTGAGAGCGTGTTGTGTGATTTGGTTGGTCGAAGCGGAGACAACGTCCTGAGCATCAACGAGTTACCGCGTCACTTGCGGCTGGGTTGATGGTCGTGGGGTTTGAAGGGTCATGGAGATTAGTTTGAACGATCAAAGTTCGGGGGTTGATGGTTCTAGTTCAGAGGTTCTTTGACCTTGGATCAGTGCTCAAGGGTTCACTGTTCGGGGGAACTTGGAGCATGGAGCAGGACTGATGAACAACGCGACACGGACAAAGCACCCCCCCACTGGGGGAAATTACGAAACGGACAACAAAGGAGTCCCTACCGTCAAATCCAATTTTCAAATTTTGGGAATTTGGGTGTTTTAGTGTACAAGTGTTCAGCAGAATAGGCAATTATCGTGAAATCTGTCACACTTATCACACTTGCATCACACTTTTTCGAGACAAGTGTGACTTATTAACCAGTACCTTTATCAACGACTTACGTAATTCATCACACAAATCACACTTTTTTTGACCCCCTACCGTTTACCTGTTGTACCCCCCCAAAAAAAGTGTGATTTGTGTGACAGATTCTGTAAGTCCTTAATATTCATATAATATACTTAATCACACCCACCCAAAAAAAGTGTGATACAAGTGTGATAAGTGTGACAGACTTGACAATATGTTCACCACCTGTTTTACATCATAAGGTGCCAACCAAGAAACCAGATGGAAGAACCTACGCTGCTGGTAAGAAACCCAAGCAGGTAGTTAAACAACAAAATGCTAAACGGACTAGGTGTCATCGTAAACGTATGAAAGCAGAAGAAGACATGAAGGTCGCGCAGAAAGAACTTGCCAAGGTAGAGAAGAATCTCACCATCAAGCAGCAATTTCTGGACATGATGAGCAAAGCTCCTACCCCAGCAGAGCAGCGGAAGGCGCTACTTGCCATGTTTGCCGAGAAGGGGATCAACCCAATTGAAGAGCTACTGGGCTACACTTCAAATGAGGACGTCCCCCTAAAGGAGAGAATTGCGATCTGGAAAGAACTAGCAAGCTACACCCAGCCGAAGCTTAAGAGCGTAGACGTCCAGCAGAACATTACAGGGGAGATGAAGATAATGACTGTGGACTACAGTAAAGTGTCCAAAGCTGACATGGCGACAGCAGTTGACGCAGAAATAATTGACAACGAGGACGGATACGACGAGTTTTTGAGTGAAGAAGAAAAAAATGAGTCTTGAATCAATCGAACAGGCGGTGGCCATTCTCGGAGAGCATTTCCGAAACTACGTTGTAATTGCAAGCGACGAGGACGAACCACTGGCCTATGACATAAGGTTCAGCGACCCATACGCAGCATCGGGTCTTCTTAGAGCAGCATCCAAGTACCATGAAAACTACATCGGCGACGGTGGAGTAGAAGAAGACTGGGAGTGGGATGAGTGCGACGACGATGACGATATTTTTGACGACCTAGATGAATATTAGTGTCCCAGCGCAGGGATGGGAGCCGAGACCTTATCAGCTCCCGTTGCTCAAGTACATGACTCAGAAAAAGCGAAGCCTTCGGGCAGTGGTCGCTTGGCACCGTCGTGCAGGTAAGGATTTGACTTGCGTCAACATTGTTGCGATCAAGGCGCTACAGCGTGTGGGCACTTACTGGTATGTGTTGCCCTACGGTAATCAGGCACGCCGAATTGTTTGGAACGGCATGACTGGCGAGGGCAAGAAGTTTATCGACTACTTCCCGAGGGAACTGGTCGAGAAGAAGAGTGAGCAGGAGATGCGAATCCACCTGAAGAATGGCTCGATCATCCAGCTCATGGGGTCTGACGACCCAGATAAAATGGTTGGGGCGAACCCCATCGGTGTGGTGTTCTCCGAGTACAGCATCTCCGATCCAAGTGCGTGGCAGCTGATTAACCCCATCCTAGCGGAAAACGGCGGATGGGCGTTGTTCAACGGAACGCCTCGTGGCGAGAACCACTTCTACAAGATGCTTCTGAAAGCCAAGGCTGATAGTTCGTGGTACAGCAGCCACCTTTCAGTCAAAGACACCAAGGCCATTGCCCCAGAAGAACTGCGGAAAGCTCGTAACGAACTGAACAATGAAGCAAGGTTCCAGTCCGAGTACATGTGCTCGTTCAAGACCCCAGTTGAGGGCGCGTACTACGGAGCTCAGATCAACAAGGCTTACAGGGACAAGCGGATCGTGGACACTATTGCGGTCGACCCACTGCTCCCAGTCCACACTGCGTGGGACTTGGGGATGGACGACGCAACAACCATTTGGTTTTTCCAGCTATTTCGGAACGAAGTGCGAATCGTGAACTACTATGAAAATAGCGGAGAGGGCTTACCACACTACGCGCGAGAGCTACAGAGATGGTCAACCCAGAAGGATATAACGTACGGGAAGCATTATGCTCCGCACGACATCAAGGTGCGAGAACTTGGTACAGGTAAGTCTCGCTTGGAGACAGCCCGAGGTTTGGGCTTGAAGTTTACGACAGTCAAGAAGCTGTCGATCATTGACGGCATTGAAGCCGTCCGAAACCTTCTTCCTAAGTGCTGGTTCTCAAAGACACACTGCTACGCAGGAATTGAAGCACTAAAGGGCTACCATAAAGAATTTGACAGCTCCAGAGGCGTTTTTCGAAAAACCCCTGTCCACGACTCCAATTCTCACGGGGCAGACGCATTTAGGACGCTGGCTGTTGGACTTAAGCAGCCATCACTTGAAAAAAAGAAATCGAAACATGAGTACGAAGTATCAAGTATCAGTTGGTGATGACTACAGGTTATCTCTGCTAGACGAAGCAGTTGTCCTGTACCACACCCAAGGACAGAACTTTGTCTGGCTGCAGGACTATTACCTCAACTGTCCGCACGGAGGAGAACGCTACTTTTGGAGCACACCAAACTACATCCTGATGGCAGAGGTTCTTGAGGACGAGATTGGGCGATACTGGAAGATTGCTTACGCAGCAAGCCGAGACCCATCTAAAAGCGTAGCGTTGTTTTTTAAACTTGCTCCGTTTCCGCTTGACAGAGTCATGTTTACAAGATACCACAGAATGAACAAACCAGACTCAGAAAAATTTTATAACTGGGAAACCTTAAAACGTATATCAAAATATGGGCTCAAAACCAAAAAGACCACCTCCCCCTCCTCCACCCCCTGCGCCTCCACCCCCTCCAGCGCCGATGGCACGGAGACCAGTTAAGCAGGCAGCGGCTCCATCAGCAAGAGTAACGTCTGCTGGACTTATGGGATCGCAAGCCACGCTACCGCGCAGACTGGCTGACCAAAAGAAAAAGGTTCAGGGTCGCTCAGCACTAGGCGGCGGCACGAGCTTATATGGATAGACTCAAACAAAGGTATGCCGAGCTTAAGGTTCTGCGGTCTAACTTAGACAGCATGTTCTATGATGCTCAGCGGTTTGTTCGTCCGAACTCCGACAAATTTGATCACGGGCATACGCCCATGCAAGAAGACGGATCAAAGGAGATGTTCGACGATACAGCCGTTTGGTGCAACCAGATGTTTGCGAATGGTCTAAGCTCTAACCTGATCCCCAAGTCCGATCGCTGGTTCTACCTGCGCATCACTGACAGGTCTCAGGGCAGCGTAACCCCAGAAGAGACAGCTTACTTGCAGAAAGTAGCTGACCGAATCCTTCACGAGTTCGCGCTCCCTCAGTCACAGTTCTACAGCTCAAGTCACGAGTGCTTCCTAGATATCGGTGCTTACGGTACATCCCCAGTACAGATATCCGAAGTTAACGGGGTTGTTAACTTTCGATCACGCCCGCTAGCTGATGTGTTCTTTGACACCGACCAGTACGGAACGGTGGACACAGTTTACTACCGTTGCTACAAGACTGCCCGTCAGTTGATGCAGGCGTTCCCACAAGTTGTGGATATGGATGGGTTCAACAAGGACAACTCCATTCACAACAAGTATGAGCTGATCTACACGATTGAACCCAACACGGACAAAGCAGCCAAGAAGGGAAGCCGAGTTGGAAAAGGCCGTCCGTACAGCGTGACCTACTGGTGCCCAGCGCTTAAACAGCCTTTGCAGGAAAGTGGTTCCAGCTACTTTACATTCTTAGTGCCTCGCTGGTCTAAGCTGGCAGACGAAGTGTACGGGCGTGGACCAGCATTCTCGTGTTTGTCGCAGATTCGCGCACTTAACAAGATGGTTAAGGAGGCGTTAATCTCAGCAGAGTACTTGAACTTCCCGACGCTTACAGCGGAAGAAGACAGCATCATGCTTCCTATGAAATATGGCTCGCGTCAGATCATGTTCCATGAAGCAGGTAGCGAGAAGCCGTCACCGATTATGGCTGGGAACCAACCCCAGTATGTAATGGAGATGATCCGCATGTATCGTGACTCCATCAATCGCGCATTCTTTGTTGACCAGATTATTCGTCAAGAGAAGAAAGAACGTCAAAGTGTTACAGAGATTCAAGACGTACGCGGACAGATGCTAAATCAGTTGGCTCCGTTGCTTAACCGCATGGAGACTGAATACCTCGGACCAGCCATCGAAGCAACATTTGAGCTGCTCGACCGCACTGGAAAGCTCCCAGAAAAGCCAGCAACCTTAGCTGGTGCGTCTTTGGAGATATCTTACTCCAGCCCAGCGTCTCAGTCTCAGTTTGCCACCAGATTGTCAGATATCAGTGCTTTTATGCGGGATATCACCCCATTGGCTCAAGCCAAGCCCGAGATAATGGAGACAATCAACGAACAAAGACTGCTGGCAAGTTATGCTCAGTATAGAAACATTCAGCCCGACATCATTAAATCTGAAGAGGAGCTTAATGAGATAAAAGAAGCTACTCAGCAACAAAACCAACAGCAACAGGCCATAGCTGCTGCTCCGCAAATCGGAGGTGCGATGAAAGATATAGCGCAAGCCAAGCAGATAGACCCAGAAGGCGTAGGTCAGCTGTTAAACATCTAATATGCGAGTCCTTGATTCCCTTAGCAGGCTTCGTGAAAAAGCGAAGCTCAAAGAAGACTTAACCCACATACTGGAGACGCCACAAGGAAAGCGCTTCTTCACAGTATTGCTGAGGGAGTGTCATGTGACCAAACCAGTATTTCACGCCGACGAAGCAAAGCTTCGGGAATGCGAAGGTCGACGACGGTTGGCTATGAGTTTTCTCACTCTATTGGGTCAGGATGATCCACAAGAACTTATTAACAAGATAGAGATGGAGAATAAATAATATGCTAGAAGATACAGAACCAACAGGGGGTCTGGGCGGTGATATCACCACACAGGTAGCCTCCGAACCCGCAACTGAGCCCCGTGCTTTTGATTTTACATCAGAAGA